GAATACACACGAGAGAAACTCGAAACATCCTTTGCATTAACTGAAGGTCAAATTGATATGTTAAACGCACTATGAAAGCTCTCAAGATTCGATGTTCTGCCATAGGGAAAATTATGGCAACACCACGCTCTAAAGGCGAATTACTAAGCCAAACGGCTAAAACTTACATACACGAACTTGTGTTAGAGGAGAAATACGGCATCCGTAAGGAGTTTTCAAGCCGTTACACAGACAAAGGCAATGCAGTTGAGGATTTATCTATCTCACTTGTAAACGATGTCTTAGACGTAAAATTCATCTACAAGAACGAAGAGTATTTCGAGAACGATTGGATAAAGGGAACACCTGACGTAAACACGGACGATGTATTGCTTGACGTGAAATCAAGTTGGGATGCTACAACGTTTCCGTTTTTTGATACCGAAATCCCTAACAAAGACTATTTCTATCAGCTACAGGGTTATATGTGGCTAACTGGTAAACAACAATCAATGCTTTGCTACTGCCTTGTAGATACACCTATCGAAATGGTAGAGGACGAAATCCGCAGAGCGCATTGGAAACTACACAAGATTGAAGAGGACTACGACTTGCGTGAGGAGATTCTACGCAAACACGAGTTCAGCCAAGTGCCTAAAAACCGCAGAGTAAAAGTATTCTATGTACAAAAAGACGAAGCAGTAATCGAAGCTATCAAAGAAAAAATAGAGCTTTGCCGTGAGTATTATAACGCCCTAATTCAATTCCTATGAATCAGAAAGTAGAAGACCCGATTGTCCTAAAAGTAATGAGCAAGTTTTATGACCGCTCACAAAGAGGAATTGAGAAGTATGGCACAATGTTAACACGGACTGATTTAGATGTCTTAGATTGGCTGAATCACGCTCAGGATGAAGCGATGGACTTCTGCCTGTATTTGGAGCGACTAAAAGACGAAGTAAAACAATTTAAACAAGGATAAGGGGTAAAAATTGCCACATATCTTAAAACGAAATGTAAACGAGAGATGCAACTGACGAGTTGAACGTAGACTGCCGTGCATTGGCTGCGGCTCTCATCGTAGGGAGATAGGTTAGCCTTCCGAGAAAAAAGGCTTTTTTAAACTAAACAACAAGAACAATGAAAATAGAAATCACCCACTACGGACACAAAGCCAGCTACGAGTTCGACCACGAGGATGTAGAGCTTGAGGACTTGATTTATCACATTGAGCAGTTGATTCGATTGACTGGCTATTCAATCAATGGAACATTAGAAATAGTAAACGAAGAACAATGAATTACGAAAACTACTACCGACTATTACACCTGTTAGCAGGAATAACTATTGGCTATTTAATTTTTACACTATGAAAAAACGAAACGAAGAACGAGAATACTACGCTGCATTAGGCACAATGATACTCATTACCGTAATCAGCATTACATTAATTATCGCATTTATCAGTAACATATAAACCCAACATAATGGAAAACAAAACAAACACAGGAGCAATCTTTAAAAACGACAAAAAGACGAGCGACAAACAACCTGACTATAAAGGAAAGGTAAATGTAAACGGTAAAGAAATGGAGGTAGCTTTATGGCTAAAAGAAGGTAAAGCTGGAAAGTTCTTCTCTGCATCATTTAGCGAACCATACGTTGCACCTGAACGTGCGCCAATCGGGGATAGTATTGACGATGACCTACCTTTCTGATATGTACATAAACGATGAAGACCTACGGAAGCAGATACATAAACTCCTACTTACCCGAACACGAAACCAAATCGTAGAGGACATAAAGTTATTAGGATACAAGATGCACCACTTCCAAGTAAACAACTTTCTCAACGGTAAAGACGTAACCTTATCAACACTACACAAGTTAGATAAGTATGTAAGCCGAGAGATTTATTTAAACGGATTAGAGCCACTGTAACAGGTGGCTTTTTTTGTAGGCAACTTGTTAGATTAAAATATAGTCATATATTTGTTTAGAAATTAACCAATGAACGCACTAAGTATCTTATCAAAGCATCACAAGGAATGGCTTAACATAGTCCGTTTATTTGGTGACAACGAGTTCGCTGAAGACATCGTACAAGATGTCTATCTCAAAGTCCATCAGTACAATTACTACGAAAAAATACTAATAGACGGAGAACCCAACAGAGCTTTGATGTGGATACTACTGCGAAACACAACGTATAAAGCCAACAAAACTGCATCTAATGACTTATCTATTGAGGTAGTAAGGGATTTAGCACAGGAGGAGTTAGAGCTACTTAAACACGAATCATTGGAAAACATTTACGACAGAGTAGAGAATGAAATTAGTAGATGGGATTGGTATGACCAAAAACTCTTCAGGATATATAAAGACGAAAGAAAGCCAATGCGCCAAATATCCGATGAGACTGGCATCAGTTTAAAGTCTATCTTCCTAACTATAAAATCTTGTAAAGAAAGAATACGTCAGTCAGTCGGAGAAGATTACGCTGATTTTTTAAATAACGAATTTGAATTAATATGACCTTTAATGTTGGAGATATAATTAGAGACATTGAAGATGGAGACTGCTATTTTGAAGGTCAAGTAACTGAGATAGAAAAAAACGAAGTAACTAAGTACAGGTTACTAAGAATTATTTGGAGCGGAGAAGAAGATACTGAGTGTAAAGATTTAAATACTATAATAGAGCCACGATGGTGGTATGTAACTAAAAGATAAATTATGGCAAAAAGAAAAGCAACAGGTTTAGGTGATACAATTGAGAAAATCACGGAAGCCACAGGAATCAAAAAGTTAGTAGAGTTTGTAGCAGGTGAGGACTGCGGATGCGAGGAGCGTAAAAAGAAGCTCAACGAGTTATTCCCTTACCGAAACACGAATTGCTTAACGGAAGAAGAATACCAATGGTTAACTGAAACCAACGTACTTAGTCAGGACACATTCAAACCAAGCGAGCAAACTAAACTCATCGCAATTTACAACCGAGTGTTTAATCTACGTCAAGAGCCTACAAGCTGCGCATCTTGCTTTAGAGAACTGGTGTTTAAAATGCAGAAAGTTTACGCTGAGTACGAGAAATGAGATACTACATCTTAGACTACGGCAAAGACTTGATTGAGTACGCTCACGGAATCTCTGAGAGGATACGAAAAGACGGACACCACTTAATCGAATACTTTACAGATGCCGATGGTTTAATGTGCTTAGAAGAACTAACAGAAGACGAATTTTTAGACCACTTTAAAAAAGTAAAAGATGCCTATACCGACTCCACTACCAAAGGAGCAGAATAACGAGTTTATCCAAAGATGTATGATGGATGACACAATGTCAAGAGAGTACAGAGACATTGACCAACGCTACGCAATATGCAGAGAACAACTAACAAAACACGAACTAACAAATGGCAAAAATAGGAAGACCAAGAATACTAAATAGTCCTGACGAACTATACGAACTATTCGAAAGATACAAGAGAGAAGTAAAAGCCAACCCAAGAATCAAAAGCGTATTCGGTGGCAAGGAATTTGAAGAACGTGCAGAGCCACTCGAAAGACCACTCACACTCGAAGGATTTGAACTTTTTTGCTACGAACAAGTTGGAATGGTTGAGCAGTATTTTAAGAATGCGGATAAAAGATACGATGAGTATATACCCGTCTGCACGCGTATAAGAAAAGCCATACGTCAAGACCAAATAGAAGGTGGTATGTGCGGTCAGTACAATCCATCAATCACGCAACGATTAAACGGACTAACTGAGCGAGTAGAAAACACAGTAGTCACAGAGCAACCACTATTTAACTTTAATGTTTCAGGTAACAACGGCAATACGGAAAATCTATAGTCTCGAAAAGAGAGTTAAGATAATTCAAGGGGGTACATCAGCAGGTAAGACGTTTGGTATCTTGCCTGTGTTAATTGACAAGTGCGCCCGTGAAAAAGGCTTAGAGGTTTCGGTAGTTGCTGAGACCATCCCACACCTTCGAAGAGGTGCGCTAAAAGACTTTCTGAAGATTATGCGTTGGACTGGTAGGTATGTTGAAGATAGATTCAATGCAACCCTACTTAGATACGAATTTGCCAACGGAAGTACAATGGAGTTTTTCTCTGCTGATAACGCATCTAAACTTAGAGGAGCAAGGAGAGATGTCCTGTACATCAACGAGTGTAACAACGTAACCTTTGACGCTTACTTAGAGCTTTCCATTCGTACCAAGAAAGATATTTACTTAGACTTCAATCCTGCTAATGAGTTTTGGGTTCATACCGAACTAAAAGACGAACCTGACGCAGACTTCATTATCCTTACCTACAAAGACAACGAAGCACTTGATGAGTCCATAGTCAGACAAATAGAAAAGAACCGTGACAAAGCAGCGACGTCTAACTATTGGGCAAATTGGTGGCGAGTATATGGTCTCGGTGAAGTAGGTATGCTTGAGGGTGTAGTCTTTGGCAATTGGAAAGAGATAGACAAGCTACCTGATGACGCACGACTCATAGGAATCGGACTTGACTTTGGATACACGAATGACCCGACGTCTGCAATTGAGGTTTATAATTGGAACGGAAAACGAATAGTAAACGAACTTGTTTACCGCACAGGGATGCTCAACTCGGACATCGCTAAGATACTTCCGTCAAGCGTTACTATCTACGCTGATTCCTCAGAGCCTAAATCCATCGAAGAGATACGAAGATTCGGAAAGACGATTAAAGGCGTTACAAAGGGAGCAGATTCAATACGATATGGTATAGATGTAATGCAACGTCAAGAGTATTTGGTTACCAAGCAAAGCACAAACCTCATCAAGGAGCTGAGAAGCTATTGTTGGGATGTAGACAAACAAGGAGTAAGGCTAAAAAACCCTGCAGGAGGCAATGACCACGCTATTGACGCACTTAGATACCACGAGATGGAGAATCTCGGCTTAAATTCAAATTATGGACAATACGCAATCCGATGAGTTGCCTCGTATGAAGGCAATCGTAGAGGAATACATCTACAAACGAACTGGCAAAAAGGTACATATTGTCTTTAATGATGTGTTCAGTATGCGTAAACATTCTCAAATGTTAGCACAAGCCTACTCTTATGTCCTTGCTCAAGAATACAAAAACGATTAATTGACTTATAACAATATGGAAATCCAAGTAAAAGTACCTACCTCACTAAATGAAATCCCACTTAAACACTATGTGGACTTTCTAAAC